GGCGGAATCGGTAGACGCACCAGACTTAAAATCTGTTGGGAGTTAATCCCGTGGGGGTTCAAGTCCCCCCACTCGCACTAAATACCTAAAAAGGGGTATCATGAAGAACACTTTTGAAGTTAGTTCCTCTCTTGTTTGGTACAATGATGAGCGAATGATCGTCAAAATGTACTTCTTAAATGATATTCCTTTCACATTTGATGAATTACCTGTTGGTCATCTTTGGGACCAAGACTTAGTAAAAGAAGCAAATACTAATAGAAGTTTTGAGGTAGAAGATTTATATAAAGGATCAAACTACTTGATACAAGAGCAATGTCATCCTTGCTTTGATAACATCGAGATTTCAAACCCCGAAATACTACCAGATGATCTGGTTTCTTATTTTGATGAGGAAGATTTAAGGGGATAAATAAAACATAGAAATCTAACGGTTGTCAGAATAAGATGCCTCTTAATAAGCTTGAGAACTTTATCAAGAATGCAGAAGGTCGCATTCTTTATGTTAACCCTAACGACCTTGACTCTACCGATGGTATTGAAAACCAGGGTAATTCGTTAACGAAACCCTTCAAAACCATTCAGAGAGCACTGATTGAATCAGCAAGATTCTCTTATCTGAGAGGTGATGATAACGACTTAGTAGAAAAGACTACGATTCTTGTGTTCCCTGGCGAGCACCTTATTGATAACAGACCTGGTTATGCTATCAAGGATGCAGGTGGAAACGCAATCGCTGTTGCTCCTGGCGGTGCTGAAACAGCAGCACAGGCAGAATTAACACTTACACTTAACTCTAATTTTGACCTTACACAGGAAGATAATATCCTGTATAAGTTTAATAGTATTAACGGTGGTATCATTATTCCCCGTGGTACTTCGATCGTTGGTCTAGATTTAAGAAAGACAAAAGTTAGACCAAAATACGTTCCTAACCCTACAGATCCAAACGCACCAAACTCAGCAATCTTTAGAGTAACTGGTGCTTGTTACTTCTGGCAGTTCACCTTCTTTGATGGTGATGAAACTGGTCTTGTTTATACTGACCCAAGAGACTTCTCTTCAAATAATAAATCTAAGCCTACATTCTCTCACCACAAACTCACCTGCTTTGAGTATGCTGATGGTGTGAATATCCCTGGCGGATATCAACTCACCGACCTTGATATGTACTATAGCAAGGTCAGTAATGCTTTCAACAGAGCATCTGGTAGAGAGATTGACCAGAAGTTCCCAGCATCTCCAGAATCTTTTGCTAAGCAAAGACCTGAATGGGAAATTGTGGGTGCATTTGCAACTGACCCAATCACTATTAGTAGCATTATTTCTGGTGACGGAGCAACTCCTGGAACCGTTGTTACAGTTACAACTCAGACTCCACACAACTTAAACGCTGGAACTCCCATTAAGATTAAGGGAATCAACGTAGAAGATTATAACATTTCTACAAAAGTTACTCAAGTTCTTAGCGAAACTAGATTTACATATGCACTCCCATTTGTAAGGTCTAATCTTCCTGCTGGTCCAGGTGCTGGTCTTGCTCCAAGTAATGGAGCATCTGTTGTTATTGAAACTGATACTGTAACTGGCGCATCTCCATACATTTTCAACGTATCATTGCGCTCTGTTTATGGTATGGCGGGTATGCACGCCGATGGAAGTAAAGCGGATGGTTTCCGCTCTATGGTTGTTGCACAATTTACTGCAGTATCTCTTCAGAAGGATGATCGTGCTTTTGTCAAGTATTATCCTTCCAATAGAAGATACAGTGGAATTTCTTACACTAAGGTAACTGGAGAAAGATTATCGTCAGAGTCTTCTTCAACCAACGAAGAGACTGTATTCCACCTAGACTCTGATGCTGTCTATAGAGATGGTTGGAAGACAACTCATATCAAGATGTCGAACGACTCTGTTATTCAGATCGTTTCGGTCTTTGCTATTGGTTTCCATAAGCACTTTGAGTGTTTGAGTGGTGGTGACGCATCTATCACCAACTCTAACTCCAACTTTGGTCAGTTCTCACTGTCTGCTGATGGATTTAAGGCAGATTCATTCGATAAAGATGATAAAGGATATGTAACTGGTGTTGTTACTCCAAAATCTACTGACTCATCTGAAGTTGATATTGAATGGGTACAATTTGATATTGAAAAAACCAATAGTGTTAATGATCCAAATAGATTATACCTCTTAGGTTACACTCAGATTGATATTCAACCACCAATCATTTCTCAAGGATACAGGATTGGTGCTAAAGAAGGTGATACCGTTTATATTGAAGACGGTAATAATGAGTATAATGCCAAGATTCTGATGACGAATGTTATTCCAGAATCTACATCATCTAATACAGTATCTGGTACTGATACTTCAGCAAAAGTATATAATGGTGTACAAATTACCACACCACTCACAGATACTACTGGAACTCAAACCGTTTATAATACTGCAAATAATCATAATTTACGAAACGGTGAGTCAATCCGCGTCTTCAGTGAGACTGGAGATCTTCCAGAAGGATTAGAAGAGAATAAAGTTTATTATGCAGTTACATCGTCTAAAAATAGCACGAGAACTGATGGAATTTCTCTTTCTGCTTCTCAATTCCAAATTGCATCATCCAAGACGAATGCAACTGCTGCAACACCAATCTTCATCACCAGTTATCAGGGCGAACAACTTAGAGTAGAAAGTAGAGTTTCTGATAAAATTGCTGGAGAAATTGGTCATCCAATCCAATATGATTATGTTCAAGGAAATTGGTTTGTTTATGTTGAATCTGGAAGCACTCTTTACTCATACTTCCAAACACTAACTACTTCAATTGCAAGTAGTCAGTTTACCATTTCTCCATCTGATGGTCAAACTCATACTGTAAGTTCTACATCATATCCAGTTATGGGTAAGTTGTATGTACCTACAAGTGTATCATCAAGTTCTATTGATGTCGTAGTTGTATTCCATGGGACTGTTTCACCTGAAGGTCCTAATGGACCATCTATTGCAGATGCATCAGTAACTGCTCTTAATCATTTCTTAGATCCATCAGGTCTCAATGTAAGAGATAAGATTATCTTCTCCGCTGCATATCCTCAGGATCATATTTCTCAAGCAAGAAACTTAAATATATCTGGAACTGGTACAGAGCAAGCAGACTTCCTTATGGGAGATAACTTACCTTATGCTAGAGCAGCAGTTGGGTGGGTTAAGAACTCTTTGAATAGTTATATGTCGTCAAACGGCATTAGTAAAACTATTGGAAACGTTTATCTGTTTGGTCACTCACAAGGTGGTAAACTTGTCGCCAAGATGAATACCTTAGAAACAGGTATTGCTGGCGTCATTGCAAACGCTCCTGGTCCTATCCAGTTCGACCAAACTTGTGCTAGTGGAGGATCTTCTACTATTTCATGTACAAAGATTGCAGCAATTCATGGTGCATCTACTGGTAACGGTGATGAACCATATCAATCAATCGGTCTTGAGACCTATACCAGCACACATAATGCACCAATATTATTCACTCAAGCAACGGGTGATCAGACTGGTGGTGGAAATCAATATACTTGGTTACAAGATTATGTAAATGCTCTTGAGGCAATTTCTGCTAATGCTGAAGCAACACTCACAACTGTTTCTGGATCTAATCATGCTGCATTTACATCAGATTCTACGCTTCAGTCAGCAATCAGAACATTTGTTGGTTCAAGTCTTGGTAGTGAAGTTGATGAATCTGAAATTTCATTTGTTAGAAGAGTTGAAGATGGTAGAAGTATTGATGAGAAGATTTACAAATTACGTTATGTCATTCCAAAGGAACTGAATAACTCTAGAGATCCAGTAAGTGGATTTATATTACAAGATTCTAGCTCTGTTAATGTAAGAGAAAATAGTGATTTTAATCTAACTGAAATCACAACTAGCGACTATGACTTCGATCGTAATCCAAGATTTATCAGTAGTTGCACTTATAGTAATCCAACAAATACGATTACTATTACAGCAGATAGAACCCATAATCTCAAAGTAAATGATACTGTTATCATTGAGAACGTCACCAGTTCCTCAAACCAATCTGGAAGAGAAAACTTTGGATATAATGGTTCGTTCTTAGTTTCAAATATTGTTGATGATAAAACCTTTGATGTTTCTGATGTTGATATTTTTGGAATTACTCATACTCCAGGAAGTGGTTCTTTCGACAGTAATGTAAGAGATAAGACTCTTCCAACTTTCAGAAGATCGGATTCTCAAGAGAATATCTACATTTATCGTGTAGAGGTAGTTAAACCATATATTAAGGATGTTCAGGATGGTGTTTACTATCTCTACATCTTAAATTCAAATAATGGAGTTGCTCAAGCAGATGGTGAATTTGCTTCATTCAAATATAGTCAGAATATTACAGATCTTTATCCACAGTTAGATAGAGATAATTCTGATGATAATCCTCCTGCTGCTGTAAGTTTTGCAAAGAGAACTCCACTTGGAGAAGTTGTTACAAATGATCTCAAGAGAAGCATAACTAGAGAAACTGTTGATAAGTTCTTCAAAACTTATTCTTATGGTAATGAAGTAATCTCTGTAAGTAACAGCAACACTTCAGCAACTTTAACATTTGACTTCGAACATCAATTAGCAGGTATCACATCTTTCACAACATTGAATGGTGGTTCTGGACATACTGATGGTTCATATTATAATGTAAAATTATTCAATAATGCATCAGCACCTTCCTCTGCTGTTTGGGATGGTGCTACTGCTGATATTACAGTCAGTGGCGGGGCAGTTACTGCTGTAAAAATTGTTGAGAATGGTTCTGGATACACTAATGGTGAAGCACTCTACTTCAATAGTGATCAAATCGGTGGAACACCACAAGCAAATATTCAAATATCAACAGCAGACATTAGTGTTGCTACAAATGATTATGTTCAGGTAACTGGTATTGGTACTACTGGTGGTGGATACTATAAGATTACAAATACAAACAACAAGAAAGAAATTGGTATTGCTAAAACTGCTGGAGATCCTGTAGTAAGTGTTGGTGAATATGTAACTGTTCTTGGTAGAGTTGGTCAATTTACATATTCATCTGGTTCATTGGGTTCTGATGGAGAAGGAACATTTGTATTCACAACAACATCACCCACAGGATTAGTTGCTGGTAACTCTGTAAGATTGCTTGATGCTAGTAATAATAATTTGGGTGATTACCTGATTACATCTACAAATAAGGGAAGCACACATATAGTCAGTATTTTTGCTAGAAAAGACATCAGCACTGCTACACAATTCCTTAAGCATGGATTGTCTGCTAATAATGCTAGTGCTGATAATCTAGGAGAAAATATTGGAACTAGAACTCTTTCGTTCTATGATAACAATACTCTTGTTACAAATCAATCAATTAACGTAAGTACTACCCAATTTAAAGTAACACTTCCAGGTGGATCTACAACAGCAGAAAAAATTGAAAGTAGATTCCCTGTTGGTTCTTACATTCAAATTGACAATGAAATTATGAGAGTCAGTTTTAGTAGTCTTACTGGAACTAACACTGATGAGATTCAAGTAATTCGTGGTTCAATGGGAACCATTATTGAATCTCACGAAACTAATTCTTTAGTTAAGAAGATTAAGTTATCACCAATCGAGTTCCGTAGACCTTCTATTCTGCGTGCTTCTGGTCATACATTTGAATACCTTGGATATGGACCTGGTAACTATTCAACTGGATTACCACAAGTTCAACTTAAGACCCTGACTGAGGATGAAGAATTCCTCTCACAATCTCAAGAAACTGCTTGTGGTACTGTTCTTTACACTGGTATGGACAGTGATGGAGACTTCTATATTGGTAATACCAAGTATTCTGCACAGTCTGGTGAACAGAAGACATTTGACGTTCCAACACCAACTATAACTGGTGAAGATCCTAATAGACTTTCCGTTGTATTTGATGAAATTATTGTAAAAGAAAGAATTCTTGTTGAGGGTGGAAAGTCCAAACAAATTCTGTCTCAGTTTGATGGTCCTGTTACATTTACTAATAATGTAAGATTCAATAAAACTCTTATTCTTAACGGTGTTCCTCAAAGTTTGAGAACTGCTGGAACTGTTGATATTAGGAGTGATGCCGATGCTTCATCGTGTAGTGATCAAAATGCTGCACTGAGAGTTCTTGGTGGTGTTGCAATTGGTAAGAAACTGTGGGTTTGTGGTGATACCGATCTTGGTGGAACTTTATCTGTTGATGGTACAGCAACTTTTGGTGATTCTTCTGCTTCAACTCAACTTGTAGGTGGAATTCAACCTATTGTTGATGCACACCCAGGTAATGGATATGGTGTTCCTCTTGGTTCTATAGACAAAGCGTTTGCTGAGGCGCACATTGGAAGAATAATGATTGGTCATTTTGATGCTAATAATATGGCCAACACCGGTAACCAGTTTATTACAACTAGATCTGGCACATTAAAACTTAGTGGTGAGAAGGGAGCAAGAGAAGTTGAAGTCTTCTCCAATATGATCGTTTGGGATGAAACGGCAGCACAAACTCGATATGATGGATCTTTTGTAACTAGAGGTGGTGTTGGAATAGTTAAGAACGCCATTATTGGCGAGGAATTAAGAGTTGGAGGCGATTGCTTCCTTGGAGGAAGTGTATCTCTTAGAGGAAACACTTCAGTAGCTGGTACTCTTTCAGTTACCGATAATACTACACTCGGCGGCGCTCTTTCAGTTACCAATGGTGCTACAATCGGCGGTAATCTTACTGTTAATGGTAATGGTAATTTTGGTAGTAATACAGTCAGTGCAGGTAGATTTGCAGGAACTGCTGACCAATCAAATGCAGTTCTGGTTGGAAGAGCAATGGATGCAGGTGGTGATGACCACCCAATGCTTGTGGTTGCAGATCCATCACCTGATGGAACTTACAGTAAAATATTCAGAGATAATAACATCAGATTCAGAGAAAGTTCTGCAACTTTAATTGTTGATGGTGATATTATTGCATTTGCATCTGATGATCGCCTGAAAACTAATAAAGTTGGTATTTCTAATGCACTTGATAAGGTTAATTCTCTGAGTGGATTTACATATAATTGGAATGAGTTTGCTTGTGAGCAAGGAAATGCGTTCCATGCTGATAAAAAACAAGTTGGTGTTTCTGCACAAGAAGTTCAAAAAGTTCTTCCAGAAGCAGTTGAGCCAGCACCATTTAATGAGGATTATCTGACTGTTAAGTATGATAAGATTGTTCCACTCTTAATTGAGGCAATCAAAGAACTTTCCGATAAAGTTTCTGCTCTTGAAGATAAACTAAATAACTAGAAAGACGCATCCAGAGATGGCGAATTATAACAAGCAGTTTAATTTTCGTAATGGTGTCCAGGTTGATGATGATAATCTGGTAGTAAGTCCAACTGGTCTGG